TGATGTTCTTTCATAGTTATCTCAAAATGGCGCTGGTTCAAAAGGGATAGGCTCAGGCTTAATCTTCTTAGGCTTCACCCATTTGTTACCTACAAACGCAGGAAACGGCCATTTGCCAGCCTTAACCGCTTTCTTGATGGTTCGGTCTACTTTCTCGTCTTTCATGCTCGCCTCATCAGTGATTTAAGTTTGCTGATCTCTTGCAATCCTCGCTCTTTATCAATCGGAGCGGCAAGCATTTTCACGATAGGCGGCGGTGCCATCCGACAAACGGCGCGAAACTGTATGACGTTCGGCGGTCTATCCGGCAGGCATTCAAGACCGTAAGCAATCTCATGTGGTCTAAAACCAGATAATTCTTTAGCCCAGTTTTGCATGACTTCTTGGATCTGAACGTCTCTGTACTGGTCTACAAAAGCCTTGCCATAAGTAAGCGCCATCTTCTTAAAGATGATCTCAATCACTTGAATGTCCATTAGCCCTCCAGCAGATCTTGGTGGGGCGTGATGTCGATCTCTCGCTTATTACCAAAGATGACATCAATAGCATTCTTGTAGTGAGCGTCTTTTCTTATGTCGTCGGTAATCCACTCGGCCTTAAATCCAGCCCATCCTCGCTCGCATGAAAGCTGGAAGACTTCAGCGATAGTCATGCCGGCCGACTTAGCCTCTCTTTTTAAGCCTTCAAATGCTGCGGCTGTGAGCGGAGCCCTTTTCTGTTTTCGCAGCTCTTTGTAAGACCCCCAGAGAACATCAGAAACACCTTCCGGCTTCTCGACAATAATGTTTTTAATCTTATTAGAAGATGAAGATGAAGAAGAAGATGAAGGGGTTGGTTTTTGTTTAACCTCTTTTATAACCTCATGGTTATCCTCAAGGTTAACCTTACCCTTAGAAACAAGAGCTGGATTACCACCCTTTTTCCCGCCTAAAGCCCTGATTTCTCTAAGATTTTCATCGCGAATCATCCGCCGTGAGCATATAGAACCATCTTCGGCAACGTCATAAACGCCAGCAACCTTTAATTCGTTAAGCCAGGCGTTAACAACCTCAATGGTCTCACCAACCATACGGGCAAGGTTATCGGGAAGGATAACCTTATCGCCAACCTTAAGGTGACCATAAGGTTTACCTTCATGCATAAAGCAGATCATGTCAATCCAAAGCCCTCGGGCTCCAGTAGAGCAAGATCTAAGGCCAGTATCTCGAAGCCAATCTGCGGGATAGAACTGAAACGACGGTCGTTTCATAATGCTTACCTCTCATCAAAGGTTGTCATCACTGATGGTGCAAAGGGCAGGCGGGTGATGAGACCGCTTTTCCCCCCGTCGGGGTATCCCTTGCCGTTACTACTCTAGCATCTTAGATTAGAAATCCACAATCTTGCAAGTCCATCCTGCCTTTAGCTTTCCCCATCCGTGAACGGTGATCTTCCATCCCGCCGCCAGGATCGTAGGCAGATGCTCGGATTCTTGTATTTTTGTGACTCGCGCAGCAACGTTACCCCGGCTTGTAGTCTGTACCAGTAGCGTCTCACCGGGTTTTATAGCCAGTATGTCGCCTATGCCGAATAGGTCTTGCCTGATCCTGGCATGAGGGTTCCAGCGCTCGACAATCTGACAAAGATAGCCTTCAGACCGTAGCTTTTCCAGTGATCTTTGCGTCGGTGATTTACCGCTCATCTGCTTGTCTCTGCCTTTTGTCTGCCCGTGCGCATAAGTTAAAGATACCTGTTTTATAGTGAAGTTTCTTACTTAACGGAGTTTTATATGAGGAAAATAGAATGGATGGCTTTCGTAGCGTTAGGGATGTTTTACGGTCTCCTGATGTTTCTGTTCGTGAGGTAAAAATGAACGTCTACAACTTAATCGCAAAAGTATCGGCCGATCTTTGCCAGCATGGAATCTCTAAAGACCGCAAGAATGCTCAGCAGTCTTACAACTTTCGTGGCATTGATGATGTTTACAACGCACTAGCTCCGATCATCAGCAAACACGGTCTTGTAATTCTGCCTCGGGTTATGCGCCGGGAAGTGTCTGAGCGAATGGGCAAAAGCGGATCTTCGCTGTTTTATGTTGTGGTTGAGGCTGAGTTTGATTTTGTCTCGTCTCACGATGGAACTAAACACACGGTCAAGACGTTTGGTGAAGCTATGGATTCAGGCGATAAGGCTACTAACAAAGCCATGTCGGCGGCTTACAAGTACGCAGCTTTCCAAGCGTTCTGCATACCAACGGAAGGTGATAACGACGCTGACGCAACCACGCACGAAGTGAAGGCGCATACGCCTGAATTTACCGACAAACTAATGCTGATTGCCGGAGCGACAAAAGAAACGCTGAGGGAAGTCTATGAGGCGTTACACACGGAATACAAAGGCCAGCCTGAATTACAGAAAGCAATTGTGGCTGCTAAAGATCAACGTAAAACTGCACTTGGGATTAAGTCATGAATACAGTAAAAACGTTAGCTATAGATCAAGCGCTAAGGTTGCTTAATGCTTCCGGTTGCAAATATTTTGTAATTGACGAATTAGGAAAAACATACGGAGAGCTTCCTGTTGAAAAAAAATCAAAAAAACAATCAAGGTACAAACCGGGAGTTATGTCTAATTACTTCAAGCCTTTTTTGGTTAACGCAAAAATTGGTGACGTTGTTGTTATCCCTTTTAACGATTTTGATCCAAGAGCGTTATCTGGTGCAATTACTGCTTATTTGTCAGGCACCTGGGGAAAACAATCTTATAAATCCTGCACCACAAATTCTTCTGTTGAAATATTGAGGTGCTCATGAGAGACCCACATGCTGCAGTTGATTACATCCTAAAACACGCTGAAAAGTTTGCAGACGCTAGGGCTCAACGTGTGTATCTAGAAGAGTTTAGAAAGAGCAAGAAAGCCTTGCTGATGCAGCTAAACACCGCTCAGCCAATCTCCGCCCAAGAGCGTGATGCGTACGCTCACCCGGAATATTTGGAGCTCCTAGAGGGCTTAAAAATAGCCGTGGCAATAGAAGAAAAGTTACGATGGGATCTTATTGCCGCTCAAGCGCGAATCGAAATTTGGCGCTCAGAGCAAGCAAACGCCAGAGCAGAGATTAGGAACACCCAATGATGTATAGAAACCAGAAACTATTGGAAACCGTTCGTGAATTTGAGTGCGTGTTGTGCGGCGCAGAAGATGGAACCGTCGTAGCCGCGCACAGCAACCAGCTACGCGACGGGAAAGGGAAAGGGATTAAGGCTCATGACTACAGGATAGCCGCCCTGTGTTATCGGTGTCACATGGCTATAGATCAAGGGCATCGGATGAACAAACAAGAGAAAGAAGCAATGTGGGAAGAAGCCCACCGCAAAACAATCGGGTTCTTATTTGAAAGAGGAAAGTTATGGGTTCAGTAAATAAAGCGATAGTGATTGGTAACGCTGGCAAAGATCCAGAGATCAAATACACGGATGCAGGGGTTGCTGTTTGTACCTTGACGCTAGCAACCAAACATTCTTGGAAGCAACAAGACGGTAGCCGCCAGGAAAAAACAGAATGGCATCGTATTGTTTTTTGGGGAAAGCTAGGCGAGATTGTCGACAAGTACGTTAAGAAGGGCTCCCAGGTTTACGTCGAAGGTCGTATCGAAACACGAAAGTGGACAGACAAAAACGGTAACGATAAATACACCACCGAGATCGTTGCTGATCAAATGCAGATGCTAAGCGGTAGACCTAAAGCAGAAATAGATAACGATGAAGAGGTACCGTTCTGATGGAACAAGGAACCGAGGAATGGAAACTTGCTCGGCTCGGGAAGGTGACAGCTTCCCGTGTCTCCGCCGCTAGAGCAAAGAAAGGTACGGCAACGCGAGCTGACTACATAGCCGACATCATTACAGAGCGTCTCACAGGCTCACCCATTGAGTCTTATACGAATGCTTATATGGAATGGGGAACGGCTAACGAACCGCTCGCAAGGGCTGCGTATGAGATTAAAACGGGTATCTGGGTTGAGCAGATTGCTATCGTCAATCACCCGACAATTCCAAACTTTGCAGCTTCGCCTGATGGTCTTGTGTGGACAGACGGTTTACTAGAAATCAAATGTCCGAAAACCTCCACGCATTTAGGCTGGATGATGAAAGGCGAACCACCATCCGACCACAAACATCAGATGCTTGCTCAGCTCGCCTGTACCGGTAGAGAGTGGGTTGATTTTGTTTCTTTTGATCCACGGTTGCCTGAGCATCTACAGTTGTTTGTTGTTCGTTTTCAACCAGACCCCAAAGACATCGAAGATTTAGAAAAAGACGTAATGACTTTTTTAGCGGAAGTTGACACAATGCAAAGGAAGCTAGCATGAGCTGGAGAGAGTTAATTGCCGAGCAAAGAACCCCGCGAACCTTCAAGCCTGTCGAAGAAATCTGGCGACAGTACGGCTGGAAGCCGCCCTCCACAGAATGCGAAGACACCATCGAAAAGCATAAAGCATTTCGAGCCTGGAGCCTCGGAGAACTGGTTGTCGATCATCAAAGAAGTGAAGAGCAGTGATAGATCGGAAATTTCGGAGGCTTATGATAAGGTTTTGCCGCTGGTCGTTGAGGATTGGGCTCACTGGCTTTTATCGAAGCCTAAGACTCGGAGGCTTCCGCTAATCGAGCAGATTGCAAAGCATCACGGTGACTCGGTAGGTGATATGGTGAAACGTAAACTTACCGAGCTACACCACGCGTCTTTTCAAAACTCCGCATTCCAGCAATCCCCAGCATCCCGGAAAGAATAACCCACAAAGCCTCGGTGTCTAACATCGGCGGAGGGCTTACTTCTTTAGGAACGATTTCTTCCGCTTGCAGCCAAACCCACGCCCAAACAAGTAGTGGGTAAAGTAAGAATTGATAAGCCATAGCCGCAGCGCCAACCCAACCTACTGCTGGTCTCCAACCAGATACAAATAAATTCTGATTTTGCGCCTCGGTCTTATTGACTTCCATTTGCGCTAGATCGGTTGCTTGATCTATACGCTTGCCTTCCAACTCTAGTTCTATGCGCTCTTTATCCGTCGTTATAAGGTCGCTAGCAACCTTTCCAACGGAATCGATGATTGCGCCTATGCCTAGCGGGTTCATAGCCTTAGCGCTCGATTTATCCAGCCAAGGAGAAACTTAATTTGGGTTCTATCGCGCTGCACGATGTCTCTGTATCGTGCGATCTTTGCGAGAGCGTAATGAGCGATAAAGAGCTCTTCTGACATGCCGTTAAGGGCTGATATGGTCTTTGGGCCTATAACCCCATCAGGAGCGGTTTTAGCGACAATCTGAGCGAGTTTGACTGCAACTGATACGCCAGCGTTAACACCAAAATTAAAGATGGATTGAGCAATAGCAGGGTTAAGCTCATCACCGCGTATTGGGTTCCAGAAGTTGGCTTTGTAAAAGTCTCTAACTAATTCCGTGGGCGGGGTTTGCTTAGCGTCTATAAAAGACCATCCAGCCCATTGCGGATTCTTGTTTCTTGCTATGCCTGCGTATGTTGTACCGCCAGTATCGCCTTGAATTGTGTGAAGGATATAGCCACCTTCATCAACCATCATCTTATCGTATGCTGTTTCAAAACTCATTTGTCTTGCTTGTGATCTAGCTTGTCAAAGATCTTAGCGAGCATACTTTTTATGTCGCTAATGTCTTTCTCGTAATCTGGCTTTAGAACATAGGCATGAGGCAAACCTTTTTCTAAATCTCTAAGGTCGCGCTGTAGTTCCTGCTGAGCTTCCCAAACCACACGAAAAAACCAACCAAAGGCGGCTGATAAAACACCGAAAGCAATGTTAAGCAGCGTTTGCGAGTCCATAATATTCAAGATTCCTAACGAGTCGTTCATCATCCGGCGAAAGGTCTACCGCCGCCTGCCCGTATCGTATCGCTTCGTCTTTTAGCCCCAGATTATGGGCTGAGATTGCTGCCAGATCATAAGGTTTAGATCCCCAAACTTCAGGGTCACAGGTATATACCAGTTCCTTATCTTTAATCTCTAGCGCCATTGTAGACGCGTGAAAGCATTCTTTCCACATATACTTACGATAAGCAGACATAGCAAAATCGACCCACGGTTCCCTCGTTCCTGGAGCCTCGGCAATAGCCATTCTGTACCATTTCAGCGCTTGCCAGTAGTCGAGTTTCTCATCGTAAACCTTACCTAAAAGACGCATGGCATAACACCGCTCGTTGGGCCATGTTGCCTCTGGCATGTTGAGGTATGAATTAAGAGCGGTAATTGCCTCATCCCAAAGACCGTAAAAAGTCAGCTCCCGCGCAAAGTAAAAAGCGTTTCGAGGGCATCGCGGATCTTCTTTTACTGCCATCCTAAGAAGATCTAAATACTGCCCACGACTTTTTGTAGGATCGGGATGATGAGAGACTAAAAGTCTGTCGGTATGCGCGTAGACTTCTTTTATCCTAAGATCAGGAACCGGATATTCATGGATTGCGTGATGAAATCTGTAACCTTTTTTGGCAAATATTTTTTCATAGTAAAAAAGAATGTTATGCCCCCAATCAAACTTGTACCTTAGCCTTGTTGTTTCTGGAGTCCACACTCGCTCAATTTCTTCTCGCCATCCAGGCTCTAAAACTTCATCTAAGTCTAAGCTAATAATTACGTCTACATCAGCAGGCACTAATGCTAAAGCAGCATTACGCGCAAGATCAAAACGCCAAGGTGTAATAGATATATCGTAGACAGTAATACCACATTCTCTAGCTATGTCGGCTGTTCCGTCGGTAGATCCGGTATCAGCAAGAATAATTAAATCAGCATCTTTAGCTGATTCGTAAA